TCGGTGTGGCAGGAGTGCTGCGTATCCGCGAAGCCAGCTCGGACGTCAACGCGACCGCGCAGTCCGTTTTCCCGCCCCGCAACCTGGTGTCGGCGACGGGACTGACCGGCGACGACATCGTCACGGCAACCCTGTACCGGCAGGTCGACACCACGCTTACGCCGGTGCGCGCGGCCAGCGGCATCGACGTGACTGGGCAGGCTTCGCTCCTGCGGGTCGATGCAGAGCAGCCGTTCGGGATCAGCGTGAACTACGCGGCCGTCCTCACCGACGTCAACGGCATGCAGTGGACGGTCTTCTCGGGGCCGATCACGTCGACCGTGGCCAGCGACGTCGTGTCCGACGCGATCCGCGGGGTCGGCGCCGCCGTGAAAATCGAGTCTCCGCTGGAGTGGAAACGGGACCGCGACAGCAGCCAGTTCAATATCAACGGTCGGATCGTCGTGGTGGGCAAGCCCCGATCGTCTCGGTCCGGCACGCTCACCGTCCGCACGGAAACTGACGATGACGGCGACGCGATGAACGAGCTGCTGGATAGTGCGACCGAGGGCACGATCCTCGTGCGCAAGCAGGTGTCACTGTCCCGCCTCGACGGCACGTACTCGCTGATCGACGATACCGAGAGTCCGAACTGGTACGACGAATTCCGCTGGTTCGCCTTGAACGTCGTCAAGTCGGACGACTGGCCGGACGTCATGGAAGCCGCGGGTTTCACCCTCCAGGACATCGCGAACAACTTCTCGATCCTGAGCGACATCAGCGCGTTCTTCACCGGCACTCTCCTGTCCATCGCGCAGTACGACTTTGGACCCTGACATGCTCGATATGTCGACCACCGCGCTCGCCGTCGTCCAAGGCTCGTACACCATGGATATTCGCGCCGAGTCCTGGCTCGGCGGCCTGCTGCTCGCCGACAGCATCCCGATCTCCGACGGCGGCGAGAGCCGCGACCGCTCCCTGGCCGTCCCCGAACAGATCACCCTCACCGTGCCCCGCCGCGACGGCGGCTACGACTGGGACCCGGGCACCGACCCGGCCCACCCACTCGCCGCATACGGGCAGATGCTCCGCATCGACTACGGCGTCGACGTCGGCGGCCACATGGAATGGATCAACCGCGGCTGGTTCCTCATCACCGAAAGCTCGACCGACGGCGACACCGTATCCGTCAGCTGCCAGGGTCTCCTCACCCTGATCGACGAGGCGAAGTTGATCGCACCGTTCCAGCCGTCCAGCAGCGACACGCTCATCTCCGTGGTCCGGGCGCTCGTCGAGCCCGCCCTGACCGTCAGCTTCGACGGGAGCCTCATCGACCGGGCCGTACCGCTCGGCATGCAATGGGACAGCGACCGGCTCGGCGCCGTCACCGAAGTCCTCACCGCATGGGGTGCAGCCGAGCGGGTCACCGAAGACGGCTATCTCCTCATCGAGCCCGTCAGTGACGCCGGGGCATCCGTCCTGTCCATCAGTGACGACCGGGACACTGGAACCGTCGTCCGCTGGCAGGGCAATACCACCCGCGACGGGGCCTTCAACGTCATCGTCGCCCAGGGTGAGGACAGCACAGGCAACCAGATCCAGGGCGTCGCCTACGACAGCGACGGCACCAGCCCCTACCAGTACGGCGGCGCTTTCAACCCGCTGCCCGTGCCGTACATCTACCAGTCGTCACTGCTCACCACCGTCGCCCAATGCCGGACCACGGCCGCCGCCCAGATGAAGCTCCTGCGGCGCCAGGCCTTCCGAAAGCTCCAGGTCACGATGGTCCCGCATCCCGGCCTCGTGACCGGCGACATCGTGTCCGTCACCGGCGCCGGCCTCACCAATGCCCGCTGCGCGATCGAGTCCCTGTCACTGCCGTACTCACCTGGCGAGCAGACCCTCACTGTCCGCGTCCTGTAGGAGGTGCAGTGGCCGACTTCGCCGACACGCGCGTCTCCCTGGCAGGGAAGGGGATGGTGCGCGGCACCGCGCTGACCGCGTCAGCCTCGAACGCCTGCCTGGTGAAAGTCGGCGGGATCCAGGTGACAGCCCGGGTCGCGACCGGCCTCACGGTCGCCATCGGGAACATCCTGCTCCTGGCCCGACTCGGCAGCCTCTACTACGTCACCAACGTCATCCCGGCCGCGCCGACGTCGACACCGGTAACGCCACCCCCGGCCGACAGTGCGCCGCCGGACACCGGGGATCCGCCGCCCGCGCCGAAACCGGTCACCACCACGGGCACCCTGACCTGCGTACCGACGGCCACCGCCTGCTACCGCGACGGCAGTTGGCGTTCCGACGGCGACCCCACCAACAGCTTCGACCTATTCCAAGGCCGGTACGGGGGAAGCAGCTACGGCCGGAACACGGGCGCCGCCTTCTATGGCTCCAAGCCGCACACGCTGAACGGGGCTACGTGCACGAAGGCCACAGTGAAAATCAAGCGGCTGAACGCCGGTGACTTCTCGGCGCGGTCGGCCACCCTGCGACTCGTCTCCCAGGCCAACCGCCCAGGAGGCTCGCCAACCCTCAACGAGTCGACCTCTGGACCCTCTCTGAAGATCGGCGAATCGACGACGTTCACGCTCCCCACCTCATGGGGGCAGGCGCTGATCGACGGAACGCGCGGAGGCATCGCCATCAGCATCGGCAGCGACAGCCCGTACATCCAACTCGCAGGCCGCGGCAGCTGGTCCGCCGCCATGACCCTGACGATCTCCTGGAGGCGAACCTCGTCATGACCGCGAACACCTCCAAGGGCATCCAGTACCCGCAGTCGACAGACCACACGAGGCTGTGGGAGCACTACCAGAACCTCGCCACGACGGCCGACGCCATCATCATCGGCAACAAGGACGTCCAGGCTTTCACATCCAGCGGTACGTGGACGCGGCCCGCGGGTGCCATCCTCGTCCACGTCCGCGTACAGGGAGGCGGCGGCGGATCCGGCGGATGCGGGGCCACCGGCGCGGGCCAGGCAGCGTGTGCGCCCGGCGCCGGCGGAGGCGAATACGCCGAAGGCTGGCTCACGCCCACCGTCACCGGAGGCAGTGTCGCCGTGACGGTCGGCACCGGCGGATCCGGCGGGTCCGCGGGCGCCAACGCGGGCGGAAACGGCAACACCAGCAGCTTCGGCGCCCTCATCACCGCGCTCGGCGGCGGCGGCAGCGCTGGCGTCACCGCCACCTCCGCAGCCAGCAACGGCGCCGCAAACGGCGGCAGCGGCGGCACCGGCGGCGACTGGCGCGTCCCCGGCGGAGACGGCGGCAACGGGCAGGTCATCAGCTCCACCCCGCTGAAGTACAACAACGGCGGCAACAGCTTCATGGCCAGCGTCCGCCGCGCCACCGGCGTCGCCGCCACCTCCACCAGCGGCTTCGACGGCTACAGCTACGGCGGCGGCGCCTCCGGCCCGTCCCTCGGAGCCTCCCAGGCCGCAGTCGCTGGCGCGAACGGCGCCGCCGGGATCGTCATCGTCACCACCTTCACCGCATAGGAGCCGGCATGCCTCTCGATCCGCCCCAGACTTCAGCCAGCGACACCACGTGGGTCATCAACGGCCGCCTGAACGCCAACTCGGTTACTGGCTTCCAGACGACCATCACCGTCGAGGGCCCGTCCACCGAGGCGGAGGGTGACGCGCTCCTTCAGGATCTCCTCGACCTGCTGTCGACCCGCTACTACAACGTGGTCGGCACCAAGGGGTTCACGGCCTACACGACACGGAACATGACCCGGTCCTAACCGGCCCGCCACGCCACCCACGCCCCGCTCCCGGGGCGTTTTTCATGCCCGGGAGGGGCTTTGACCTTCACCTTTCACAGCGGGAAGCTGCCCGCCCAGCCAGCCAGACCGCAGCTGAAACTGTCCGCGGTCCTGCATGAACGACTCGCGGTACCGCCCGCGGCCGTCGACTGGCAGGACGACCGAATCGTCTGGCCGATGTACGCCAACGACAAGGTCGGAGACTGCACCTGTGCGGGCGTGGGGCACCTCGTCAACCAGCTGACCTACTACGGCTCGGGCAGCGAAGTGCAGCCCACCGATTCGTCGGTGCTCGGCATGTACTCGGCGATCACCGGCTACAACCCGACCAGGCCAGACTCGGACACTGGCGCCTACTGCCAGGACGTCCTCGCCTACTGGCGGAAGACCGGCCTCGAAGGCCACAAGATCACGGCCTATGCGTCGCTCGACGTCTCGAACCTTGTCGAGGTCAAGCAGGCCATCGCCCTGTTCGGGACCGTCTACGTCGGCCTCAACTTCCCCGACAGCGCCATGACGCAGTTCGACAACGACCAGCCCTGGGACGTCGTCAAGGGCGCCAAGGTCGAAGGCGGGCACTGCGTCATCGTCGGCGCCTACGGCAACGGCAAGCTCGGCCTCGTCACTTGGGGCGCCGAGACCACGATGACTGAAGCCTTCTGGAAGAAGTACGTCGACGAAGCCTGGGTCGTCCTCGACACGGACGGCATGAAGAAGGCCGGCGTGTACTTCACCGGCGCCCCCAGTTTCTACGCGCTCGGCCAGCAGTTCGCGGCGCTCACGGGCGAGTCGAACCCGATCCCCACGCCCAAGCCGACACCGACTCCCTCGGACATCGACAAGACCTTCGCCACGGCTACGCGCGCGTGGCTCGCATCGAAGGGACTGTGACCATGGTCGACCTGTGGATGCCGGGAGCCGCCCGGCACGCCGTCGGGAACGTCGGCGCGATGAACGGCGGACCCGCACGGGCCGTCTGGCACATCACCAGCAACAGCAAGGACTGGACGTTCGCCCGAGAGCTGGGCTGGTTCACCGGCGGCGGCGCTGACGTTGCCCCCCACCTGCTCTGGGACCCGTTCACCGGGGAGATCGGCCAGTTCTTCCCCGCGAACTCCCGGTCGCTGAGCCTGCAGAACGCAGGCGACGTGAAGACGAATCGGACCGGCGCCTACTGCGTGCAGATAGAGATCGTCTTCACCGAGGGCGAGACCGTCGGCGGCAAGAAGTACAGCTCGGTGCGGGACACCCCGTGCAAGAACCTCGACAAGATCGTGGCGTGGCTGCGGAGCCTCGGCATCCCCGACGTGTGGCCCGGCGGCGCTCCGGCCGGGTTCGTTCGCGACACCGTCTCCCTCGATGCGTGGACGAAGCTCGGCGGGCACTACGGACACAACCAGATCCCCGGCAACTCGCACGTCGACCCCGGGCCGATGCCGTCCTTGTTCGGGACCACCCCGGTCACCCCGCCGAAGCCGCCAGCCCCGGCGAAGCCGAAAGTCAGCGTCGCGCACCTCGTGTACGCCGCCCGCCACGACCCGGCCGCCGCGCAGGGCCATACCACCTACCGGGCCGAAGTCCTGCTGGTCGAGAAGGCTTTGCACGCCGAGGGCCTCCTGGCGACGCAGTACGTCGACGGAAGCTTCGGCACGAAGACCATCTCGGCCTACGCCGCCCTCCAGCGCCGCTACGACTACTCCGGAGCTGCCGCCGACGGCATCCCCGGCAAGGCCTCCCTCACCCGGCTCGGCAGCGCCCACGGCTTCATCGTCACCGACTGACCCAACCCCGAAGGAACGCCATGACCGTCAACCTCAACTCCGCCTACTGGCTGGGCCTCGTCATATCCGTCGTCCTGCCCGTCCTCGTCGGCCTGGTGACCACCCGCGTCACCTCGGCCGGCGCCAAGTCGGTGCTCCTGCTCGCGCTCAGCACTGCGAACGGCTTCCTGGTCGAGCTCGCCGGCCCGCATGACGCCGGGTACAGCGTGCAGACCGCGGCCGTGCTCTCCCTCGTCAGCTTCGCCGTCGGCGTGCTGTCGCACTTCGGCCTGCTCAAGCCGACCGGGGTTTCCGGCAAGGCGCAGGACAGCCTGGTCACCGCCCGCCCGCGCACCACTCAGGGCGTCTGAACGTAGGAGCTCCACGTGGCCGACGAGCCGACACTCGGCGAGGTCGCCAGACGCCTCGAGGCCATCCATGTCGACCTCAAGGAAGA